GTGGGCGCTCCGAAACTGTATTGTTCGCTGAAGCTGCCGGTGGTCTGGTTCATCTGCGTGATGCCGCCGGGAATGTCGTACGGGTCGGCCTGCATGATCCTGCGGACGATGTCGCAGGTGATCTTCGTCAACAGTCGTGGCCGTTCGTCGAGGAGCCGCCGCCAGTTCGGGGAGCGTTCCTTGATGTAGTCGGTCACGTCCGCGAGATGCGTGTCGGCTTTCTCGCGTTCCTCGTCGGTGAGCTTGTGCCACCTCCGTTCGAGATCGTCGGAGGTGGCGAACATGTCGGGCTCGTCCGTCATGGTCACTTCTTGTCCGGCAGTTTGACCGCCCCGGCGGATACGAGGCCGGCGATGGTGTCGTCGAACTGTTTCGCCAACGTGTTGAACGCGGTGACGAGTTTGTCGAATTCGTCCTTGGTCGGAGTGTCCGCCGCGGCCTCGGCGATGTTGCTGTCGACGTTGCCGATCGCTTGTTCGGGCGCGTACTGCTTAATGCCGCCGAGGGTGTCCTCGCCGGCCGCCGGCAGCTCGTAGGCGCTGGATCCGGCGGAGAAGTCCGTGCCATCCTTGTTGACAAGGCTCACCTGCGCGTCCAACGGTCCGATCGCATGCTTCTTCTTACCTGACGGATTGACCACAAGGGTCTGGATGGGGAAACTCATCGTTCACCTCATTCCGTGGCCTTGAGTACGGCGAACGCCTTCGGATCGATGATCGCGAACGCGTACATCGCCTCGGTGCGGTATGCGATCTGGTTATGGGCCTTCAGGTCCACGCCGGTCTGGTCCGGATCGCCGTAGGCGATGATCTCGCTGGTCAGATCGCGGACCATGCCCCATTTGATGAGGCTGAAATCTCCCATGAACGCGAGCACCTTCGTCGGGGTCTTGGCCAGTCGGCCGTTGACGGTTCCGGAGGTCGCGGCGGTGATGCCGTCCAGGCTGCCGGCCTGCAGGTTCAGCGGGATCTCCGGGTAGAAGCGCATGCCGGTGGAGGGGACGCGCAGCTTGCGCAGGCGGGACGCCCAGGTCTTGGACAGGGCGACACCGTTGATGTCGTAGGAGTCGTTCAGCGCGTCGGCCAAAGCGTCCACGTTGCCGATCTCATCCTCGGTGGCGATCACCTGCACGGCAGACGTGCTCAATGGGTCGAATCCGGAGAGCGCCTCACCGGTCTTGGGGTTGATCGCATGGTAGATCACGTAGTCGAGGGCGCGGCCCAGTGCGGCTGCCTGATCGGCCTGGATGCTGCGGATGATCTGCAGCTGGTTGTCCTCGTCGGCCCACTGGAGTTCGCTGGTGACGCGGGTGGTGGTCTGCACCTTGAAGCGCTTCGCCACGACGGAGTCCACGGTCTGCTCGTAGCTGCTCTTGACCGCGCCTTCGGCCACTACCTCGGCTTCGCTCTTGCCGTTGAACACGAGGTAGTCGGCGTCGGAGAAGATCTGTGGCGTGCTGGGGCTCAGGGACGCGATGGTGCTGGTGTCCTTGGCCTTGTTCACGATTTCGGTGGCCACGCTCACGGGGAGCTTGATCTGGTCTGTTTTCATCGCCATGATGGCTTGTCCTTTCGGATGGTTGGGTTATTCGCCTAGGAGCTGGTGGATGTACGAGAGCTCTTCGGCGTCCTTGTTGTTGTTCTGGTGCGATGGAGAGCCCGTCTGGTTCCTCACCTGAGGCGGCTTGGATGCCGGATGCAGCGCCGCGTGCAGGAGGTCCGCATGCGCCTCGAGTTCCTCCTTGGTTCCGCCGCGCAGCAGTTCGGCCGGAACGTCCTTGTCTTTGGCGACTTCGGACACCCATTCCGCGTGCTGCTTCTCGGCCGCGGCGTCGTCGATCTGCTTGCGCAGCGCCGCGTTCGATTCCTTGAGTTTGTCGATTTCGCTCTTTCCGGCGTTCTCCATCTCGTCGAGTTTCATGGCCTTGGACTTGAGCTCGTCGTAGTCCTTGTACTTGCCGCGCTCCTTGGCCAGTCGCTTCTCGACGATCTGGTCGACCTGTTCCTGGGTGAACGACCTCGGCTCACCGCCATCGCCACCGTCATTGGAACCGCCCTCGTCGCCACCGCCGTCGATGAGACGGATGTGTGCCGGGAATCGGAATCTGATGGACATGCTGCTCTCCTTTGCTGTTTCCCGTGGATTCGAGTTCGACCGCGCCACGGTGCGCTGTATGGTCCTCCCACGCGATACGGCGCATGGTCGCCGCCAACCTGAATGGCTGGCCGAGTGGTGGATGCAGGATTCGCACCTGCGCGGCTGTGAAGCGCCCGAGTTACAGTCGGGTCCATTCGTCTGCTCTGGCAATCCACCGAAATCAATGGTTTTTGGTAAAATAGAAGTACCGGAGGTCCCGTGCAGACTTGAAATAATAGCCTATTCGTGCGGGAGTGCCTCCGGGTTTTTATTGCAGCTCGATTTCTCTCATCCCGTTGTTGTCCAATAGGAACAAACGTCTGATCTTGTTTTTCTTATGCAGCGCGTTATAGCGGGAAAGTTGCGTCACCAGTTTCTCCGGAGCCGAGTATCCAGTGAGATCCACAATGAATGCATCCTTCACGACACCATGCTGCTCGGCTTTGGATACCGCTTTTGAGATGTTCTTCGAAATGGATCCGTAGTCTGGGCGTTTTTGCCGAGATGACTTAACCTCGCACTCAAGGTCTTGCTCAATCCATTTCAAATCATTCGTCGATTTGTGCCCCAAAGTATCGCGTGGAATCCATTCGTAATGCTGTCCGAGTGACTTGAAATGTTCCAGGAACACGATTTCATGCATCTCAAGGACGTCTGCGTCTACTGGGACGCCAAGCGCCTTCTGCCTTCCATCCCATCCTTTCTTGCTTAATGATTTCTCGTCGCGCATGCCGGTGAAATCATGTTCGACTTTGAAAGACGCACGTTTCTTCGGCATGATCCCGTCGCTCAATTGCTTAGGGAACTTATGACGCATAACGAATGTGACGGCATTCGCGTCGGCCGAATCCAACTTGATTCCGGCTTCCTCGGCGGAGGACTTCCAATTCTTTCCCAATGCGTTGCCGTTGATGGCTTGCACGGCCTGATCGTACATGGCTTTATACTTCGCTTGGTCATAGCCGAAGATCTTGTCCTTGCCCCAGCTGCACACGGGAATGCAACGGCATTTGCCGTTATGGAAAGAGCCGCCGAAGTCCGCGCTTTCCTCACTGGTGTATGCGAATCCTCGGCTGGCGAGCATCACGCAAAATGCACAAGGATTGGAGCCTCGTGGGACGCGTGCCCATCCAGGATGCGTCTCGTCGGCGTCGCGGTTGTTCTGCGTGGTCAATCGTACAGACCTGCTCATCATGTCGGCAATGAACTGCTGCCAGTCGTCCACCGTCTTCAGGTCGGGCCAAAGGTCTTCAACAGTCAGCCCGTTGGCGTTGCCATGCTTCAAATTAGTGTAGTTATGCCCATTCCAATCGGTTCCAGTGAAACCGCCTACCTGACGGTATAGCACTTCATATTCGTCGCAAGTAGATGAGACGTAGGGCGGCATTTTGATGCCGGCGTATTTCTGCCACAGGTTCCTGGTGTCAGTGTAGTACCTGCGTGATCGTTCGGACGCATCGCGGGTGTACCTGAGCACTATGTCTTGTCGTTCCAACGGTTTCGCGGATTCCATCGCGTCGGTGGCGTCGTCTGTCAGATTCTCAAGATCAGTCTCGTAATCCCTATGCAGTTTCTCCAGTTTCTGACGAAGCTGCGCTTTCGCCGGTTCCGGCAGATCCAGATTGTTCAGATCCATCCGTCACCTCCGAGGACGCCGCGCTTCTGTCCATGAGCTGGTCGATGCGTTGTTCCGATTTCTGCCGTTGCTGGTCGGCGCGTAGGCGGGTGATTTCCTCGCGGGTCAGGCCGAGACGTTCGAGTCCGACATCGGAGTCGGCGTAGCCGGTGATCTTGTCGGCGATCTTCGTGAACGCGTCGGCGCGCGCCGCGTCGGAGATTTCCCTTGTGGGCGCCCATACCGGATGCACGTCGCGCATGGAGTCGGGTATCGTGTTCGCGCCTTCGCGCAATGCCACGGCGATGCCCATGGCCCGTTTGAGTTCCCGTCCGAAGGCCACGTTCTGCTTGTCAGCGATGCGCGTCAACCGTCGTTCGGCGGATGCCATGGCCTCGGCGCTGGTCGGATTGTCCAACGTGATGCCCAGATAGTCGACCGGCACTCGGGTCTGCGAGGCGACGAGCATGGCCAAGGTCTTGAGCATGTCCGAATGGGGCGTCATGGACGCCTGCTGCACCTGATGCAGTTGGGGAAGCTCTCCGTTCTCGTCCGCGGTGATCGCGTTGATCGCCTGGATGAGACTCGTCCATGTGTTGCTGCTGAACGCGTCCCTGTTCGCTCCGATGAACCAGAGTTTCGGAACGGAATAGAATTCGGCCGACGCCTCCATGCGGACCACGGTGCGGAATCCGGCGTCGACGAGGCTCATGAGCGAACGGCTGATGCGGCTGTGGCCGAATGGCCGGTCCATCTGCCTGTCGTAGGCGAGCGCGACGGCAGTCGGCTGGTCGAAGTTCGTTTCGATTTTCTCCGCCCGCCATGGGGTCAGGTGGCCGGAGCATTCGTAGACCTTGCCGGGGAGCCACACGTTGAACGCGCAGATTCGTCCGTCCTTGTCGTCCTCGGTGATGGTCAACGCGGCGGCCAGACGGTGGTTGCGCCGGTCCCAGATGCCCGCGGACCAGTCGGCGGAACGCGGAATCATACTGATTCGTTCCGGATTCTCCGGGTCTGCGGCGATGGTCAGGAAGCTGCATGAGTGCTTGTAAGCGGATACGATCAGTTCTGACGTGGCCACGTCCAATTGGTTGTCCTCGAACAGGTCGTTGACGCCCATCGTGTCGTCGCCGGATACGCTGAACCCTTCCAGGTCGCTCAGGTCGCTCAATGATCGGACGGCCAGTTCGGGCCATCCGATCATCGCCTCGACCTTGTTTTTGATCTGGTCGGGGATGGAGATTCCGAAGTCTTTGAATCGTTCCTTGCAGTCGTAGTAGGCTCCGCGGATCAGGTTGCGTGGGTATTTCTCACGCCACACGCGCAACAGTTCGTGGATGATGGGCATGTCCTCGTCGTCGACGCCGAGGATGGTGCCGACGTTTCCGCTTGCGGTGTCGAGGTAGCTGCTGCCGGTGAATTTCGGAGCGACACTTACCGTTGTGCCGTCGGCCATGTAGAACACCATCAGAACATCACCTCCTGTCGTCTTCCCGGATGTCGTTTCGTCGTGAACGCCCCGTACAGGGCGATCGTGGTTGATACGAGCGGCGTTATGTCGATATCCGAGCCGAGCTTGTTCCATGCGATCGCGCCGGACTGTCCCAATGGACGCGTGGTCGCGCCCTTGACGGCTGCGGCCAGCTGCGGCTGGTATTCGTCCGGCGGGTGCTTGAGCGTTCCGGCTTTGAGCATGTCGAGGAATCGGCCGCATGCGCGGCCCATCTCCTGCATGTTCGTCACGGTGACCTTCACGTGCGCGGCCTTCAGTTCGGGCAGCAAGCTCATTGCCGGGGACTGCGCGTCGATGATCACGCTGGCGGTCTTCGGCCAACGTTCGGCGAGCCAGTCCACGGCCCACATGGTGCCAGCCTGCCGCGCGTCCTTGATGTTCGCCATCTGGATGACGGCTGACCCGTCCTCGTACCGCAATGCGGCGCCGATGGTCAGCACGCTCCTGTCGGGCGGCATGTCGATGCCGAAGCTCACCGTGCCGCCGTCGGGCACGTCGTCGGTTTCGGCGGCCTTCCACAGGTCGGGACTGATGGCGTATGCGGTGGCGGTCTCGTCCCATATGCCAAGCGCCTCACGACGGAATGAATCGTCCGACAGGTTGTTGCGCATGCGCATGATTGCCTGTTCGCTTGTACGTTCCGGATAGCTGGGATTCGCTTTAGCCCACTGTTCGCGGTCGTCCGGATCCGCGTCCTTGTCGGCGGCGAGCTCCACGTAGAGGAGGTTTCCGTCATGGTTCAGCGCATGCATGCGTTTCTCCGTGAACGCATCGCACTGGTCTCCCGGCTTGGGTGGATTGCCCATATACACGACCAGGGGGTTAGGACTCGTGTTCAAAACCGGAATCATGTTGTCCATCGCGCGCACTGTGAGAATCTGCGCTTCATCGAACACAGCCACGTCCACGCTGTGCAATCCTCGGCCGAAGCCGTTTTCGCGGGCGCCGAACATGATGCGGCTGCCGGACGTGAACGTGATCTCCTGTTGGCCGTTTGCTCTGCGGATGCGTTCCACGTACCGGCCGAGCACTGGATTATGCTCCATCTCGCACATGTCCGCGAATGTCTCGTCGCTGGTGCGCGTATGGTGGGCGGTCCAGATGGCTTTCAGGTTCGGTGTGAGTATCGCCTTGAGGAACAACGCGGTGCCGACGGTGAAGGTTTTGCCGATCTGCCTGCAGCTGGACAGCACGGCGCCGTCCGCGCCACACGCATACTTGCCTTCCGCGTTCTTGGCGAACAGAAGCCACAAGAAGCCCTGCTGCCACAAGTCGAAACGGATGCCGGCCTTGCGCGCGGCTTTGTTGATTCGCGTGAACTCGCTGCCGACGATGCCTTCCGGCTGGCGGAGGACCTTGGCGATTTCAGACAATCGACGCTCCGACATCGTCCGTCACCTCGTCTTCCTCATCGTCCAACAGGTCGGTCAGACCTCCGCCCTGGAGTGATTCGATGCGTTCGCATACGTCGATGAGCTGGCGGCTGATCGCAGGCAGTGCGTTTGCCGGTGTGGACGTGTCATCCATGGCCTTCTGCAGTCGGTCACGGTTGGCGCGCAGCATGTCCAGCATGCTGCCGTCCATCATCCTCTCGAAGCTCCGCTGGTCGAGATCCCTTTCCGGCTTCTGTTTCGTTTCCACGGCTTTGACGGGCGGCTTACCGTTCCGGTCCTGTGCGGGCCGGTTCTTTTTCCGACGCCGATAGTCTTTCTGCCTGCATTTCGCGGAGCAATATTTCTGTTGGCTGCCCTTACCACTTGGCCTAAATTGCTTACCGCATACTTCGCAAATCATTGCGTTTCCTTCATTCCAAAACCAGTGAGGAACCCGAGTTCTTCGCGCAATCTTGTTGCAGCAGCTTCCGCCCGTGCAAGCGTCTTGAATGGACCTCTCTTGTATGCCTTCCTATTCTTGATAACCTCAACTTGCCATGCTTTTCGATCGTTACGCCAGTAGACACCACGGATTCCAGATTTGCTGTTCTTATTACAGGAAACACGATATTCGGAATTCTCCTGAACCGTTACTGTTCTCAAATGGTCTGGATTAACGCATGAACGGTTGTGACAGATATGATCAATCACCATCCCATCTGGGATAAACATGTTATGAGTCAATGCATATGCGAAGCGATGTGCCGGAACGGACGTCTTTGCCAGACGGAATGTGCCATATCCCTTTGGGTGATGAGCACCGTTCCATTCCCAACATTTACTAGGGTCAGTGCTTCTGAAGTATTTATTAAATCGTTCTATGTCAGATGCTGACGCTTTGAAAAAGGCCATATTCCGCCTTTCATTCAACGTATGCGTAACACAATTCGTTACGCTTAAATTTCAAGAGAAATATCGGCACTGCACCCGAGGCTACCCCAAGGGGGTATGACCGGGTACCCTGCCCTGGTATCGGGTCAGATGCCGAACGTTTTGAACGGCATCGAGCTTGGTTTGATGGTCTGCTTGCCGGCCAGCAGCGCTCGTGCGTGTTCGTCTGTCTTGTCGCTCTTCATCCTGTTGCAGATGCGGTGCGTGAGCCTGCAGTTAGTGAAGCTGTATGGATCACCGCCGCGTGAGACCGGTATGAGCTCATCCACTTCGGCGCTCATCGGATGTGGTGTCTTCAATGTCTTGTCGACTGGCTTGCCGCAGATGGCGCACACGTCGTATGCGGCCAGCACTCTTTGCCTGAGCATGCGCCGCCGGTATCCGTTGCTGACCCGCTCGTTGCGTCGCTTGCTCATGGTTATTCCTTCGTATGAAGTCCTAGCATGGCCGACCACGTGTCGACTAGGGATTCCGTCATCTGCGGATATCCCCTCCCGAGGTTATTCGTGGAGCGCCTTCGGCGGGAGTCGAACCCGCGCATACACGCGGCCGCAAGGAAGAGGATCCGAAGATCTGCGACCGGTGCGATCTGCCACTGATTCCTACGAAGGCATGGACAGGCGGTTTGAGCATCACCGCATCACGGAAGCGCGGGATTGGCTTGCCTGCCGCTGTTGGTGTATGCCCACTCTGACGTGGGTGGGCGGAGCGTGTCCGATATGCCGTTCGGACAGGACGGGACTGCAACCCAGGGAGTTAGGAGAATCCATGGCGGATATGAAAAGGGTTCAAACCAAGTCACCTCGGTTTGAACCCTCTAATCCACTGACAATTTTGCGTTGCACTTTCGATTTTGTCAAATCGAGTCGCGGCGCAGCACCTGCCGATGCACGTCCGAAAGCCTGTACAATGGCCGTCCCTTATCGTTCTCACCGGCCGGCTGAAGCCTGCCGCGCTTGCGCCATGAGCGAATCGTGTTCGCGTTGCACTGGAATCCGCATTCGCGCAGCAGCTCAGCACACTCCCCCGCCGTGAACGCCCTGCCCGATTCGATGCACTCCCGCAGGAAACCCAATCGCACATCGACCACGCGATAAGCGTTGCCGCACACCGGACAATCAACGCTCACCGCGCCGACCTCCGCACTCAGCTCCACTCCACACAGAGGATTCAGGCACCTGCCGATGCCGTGCCTGGATGGTGGCACGTCGATGATGGCCAGCGTCTTGCGCGCCAACCGCTCCCAGTCATGCCAGATCAAACCGATGTCCGGCAGTCGGTTCAACCGCTGGCATGACCAGCATGCCTTGAGCATGTCGACGATGGGCGGGACCGCGATGCTTGTGGCCCATGGCATGGCCGGCGGCGCATACAATCGACACCACAACGCCGTCACCGCATCCTCGATCTCCTGCAGATGGTCAACGACCGAGAGTCTGATCGGCGTGGGCGCGGACTGCAGGTTGACACGTCCAGGCTGGTGGCCTCCGTAATGCGCCGTCGAATCCAGGAACTCGCGCAGGGCGTGGATCCAGATGGGATAGTCGTGGATCCATCCCCTCAAAGTGTTCTCGCACTTGTCGCACATCGTGGCTTGGATACGGCACTCCCCGCCACACACACTACATGTTGTGGTTGCTTCCCGTTTTTCGCCCATATGTTGCGATTCTAGCATTTCGGCCATCCTGAATCGAACATTAGTTCCATTTCGGGT